ATAAGAACTTCAAGGAAGAGCCGTTGATTGGAACAGCTAAGTACGTAAACAAGTACCTGTCTGAACAGGGTGTATCCGTAGGAGATCGAATAACTTTTAAGCCAGAGAGTGAATATGAGTTTGAAGTAGATGGAGAAAAGCTATACAGGATGTATGATCATCAAATAACTGTGGTGCTATGATTGTATTTTCTTTAGATGATGTGATAAAAGATCCTGACGCGTATGTTGATGACATATTAAGCAGAGGATTTGCTGATGTTCCTGATGGAGATAAAGTTTTTAAAGGTATTCAGCCTAGGCCTCACGACGAGCTTCAAAGCTTTGTAATGACTATGTTTCCAGATTACGTTACAACTTATAATTTTGTAAGACAATCTAGCTTGCATCAAGTTGAACCAAATTTTATTCACACTGACGAGATGATGGGGGATAAGACGGTGGTTTTGTATTTAAATAAAACTTTTCCTAAGCAAGCAGGAACTACTCTGTATAAAGGTGAAACTCCAATGTGTACGCTCTACGCCGAATACAACCGAATGATTGTGTTTGATTCTCGGATTCCTCATTCAAGAAATATATTTGAAAACTTTGGAGAGGGTGAAAACTCAAGGTTAGCTCAGGTGATGTTTATAAAAAAAGTTTAATGAAGTCAGAAGAACTAAAGATTCAAATAATTAGCGCAGGAAGAAAAGCTGTAGAGCAGTTGATAAAAGTTGCTAGAGAAGATATTATAAAGCCAGACCCTGAAGATGAGTTGGCGGCAGACAGATTAAAAAATGCAGCGGCAACAAAGAAGCTAGCTATTTTTGACGCGTTTGATATTTTAAATAAAATAGATTTAGAGCAGGACAATATAAATCTAGCTAATAATACTGGAGTGCCTAAAACAAAACAAGGATTTGCAGAAAGAAGATCAAAATAGTTTATACAAAACGATAGACAAATACATACCTCCTGCCGTTTTAAAAAGAAAAAACACAGCCAAGACTTGGCTGTATGGTTATAATGAAAAGTATGACCTTGTTATTATATCTAAAACAGGTGAGCTAGGTGAGGTTATATCTATTAATGGATTGATTATAGGGTTGCCTAAAAAACCACCCGTTCACCCTAACTCTAAATTAGACGTTTATAAAAGGTCTGTTAAAAAAGAAGAGCAGTATTGGGAAAGAGAAGAACTGCCTAAGGAGCTTACTAGAATATCTTCTATATTCCAATGGAACGAAATGCCTGATAATTTTAAAAGTAATTGGGTTGATTACATAGAGAATGAATTTGATAAAAGAGAATTAGGACATTGGTTCTATAATAACGGAACTCCAACATACATGACGGGTTCTCATTACATGTACTTGCAGTGGACTAGTATTGATATTGGGTATCCAGACTTTAGAGAGGCTAATAGAATATTCTTTATATACTGGGAGGCTTGTCGAGCTGACAATAGGTGTTTTGGAATGGACTATTTAAAGATAAGACGTTCAGGATTTTCTTTTATGGGGTCTTCTGAATGTGTAAATACAGGCTCATTAGCTAAAGACTCTAGAGTAGGTATACTATCTAAGACGGGGTCAGATGCTAAAAAAATGTTTACAGACAAGGTTGTTCCTATATCTACTAGGCTGCCTTTCTTTTTTAAACCTATTCAGGATGGTATGGACAAGCCTAAAACAGAACTTGCTTTTAGGATACCGGCTTCTAAGATTACTAAAAAGAATATGTATGAAACGGTTAATGATGAGTTGTATGGATTAGACACGACTATTGACTGGAAGAATACAGATGACAACTCTTATGATGGTGAGAAGCTTTTGCTTCTGGTTCATGATGAAAGTGGGAAGTGGATTAAGCCTAATAATATACTAAACAATTGGAGGGTTACTAAAACCTGTTTGAGGTTAGGTAGTAAGATAATAGGTAAGTGTTTAATGGGGTCAACCTCTAATGCACTTAACAAGGGAGGGGATAATTTTAAGAAGCTATATGAGGATTCTAATCCCAGGGAAAGGAATGCGAATGGTCAAACTAAAAGTGGTATGTATTCTTTGTTTATTCCCATGGAATGGAATATGGAGGGTTTTATAGACAAGCACGGCATGCCGGTTTTCTATAAACCTAGTAATAAAATAATGGGAGTTGATGGCGAGTATATAAGAAATGGAGCTATAGACTACTGGGAGGCAGAGGTAGACTCTTTAAAGAAAGATGCAGACGCTTTAAACGAATTCTATAGGCAGTTTCCTAGAACAGAGTCTCACGCATTTAGAGATGAGAGTAAGTCTTCTTTGTTTAATTTAACTAAGATATACCAGCAGATAGATTATAATGACTCTTTAATAATAGAGCACCACATGACAAGGGGTAGGTTCTACTGGAAGGATGGTGTAAAAGATTCTGAGGTTATATGGACGCCAGATAATAGGGGTAGATTCAAGGTTTCTTGGACTCCTAAGAAAGGTTTAAATAACAATAAATATTCTAAACATGGAGTGTTCTTCCCTGGAAATGAGCATATAGGCGCTTTTGGGTGTGATAGTTATGACATATCGGGTACTGTAGGCGGAAGAGGATCTAATGGAGCACTACATGGAATGACTAAGTTTAATATGGACGATGCTCCTAGTAGTGAGTTTTTTTTAGAGTATGTTGCTAGGCCTCAGACTGCAGAGATATTTTTTGAAGAAGTTCTAATGGCCTGTGTGTTTTATGGCATGCCTATTTTAGTAGAGAACAACAAGCCTAGGTTATTATATCATTTTAAAAACAGGGGTTATAGAGGATACTCTATGAACCGACCTGATAAGCATTATAATAAGCTTTCAAAAACTGAAAAGGAATTGGGTGGCATACCGAATACTTCTGAAGATGTAAAGCAGTCTCATGCTGCTGCTATAGAATCGTATATAGAAAAACACATAGGTATAGATTTAGAAGCTACATACAGAGATCCTGATCAGATGGGTTCTATGTACTTTACTAGAACCTTAGAGGATTGGGCTAAATTTGATATTAACAACAGGACTAAGTTTGATGCAAGTATTAGTTCAGGGTTAGCTATAATGGCGAACCAAAAGGGCGTGTACTTGCCCGAGCAAAAACAATCCAAAATAAGTCTTAACTTTGCAAAATACAACAATAAAGGATCTTTAAGCGAATTAATTAGATGAAAGAAGTCAATATAAATATTTCATCTGTAGGGTTTCCAAGTCAATTTGTATCGGATGCTGAAAAAGCTACCGACGAGTTTGGATTACAGATAGGTCAAGCAATACAATACGAATGGTTTAGAAAGGATTCCAACGGGTGTAGATACTACAGTCAGTGGAGGGATTTCAATAGACTTAGACTTTACGCTAGAGGTGAGCAATCAGTTGCTAAATACAAAAATGAATTAGCGGTTGATGGAGATTTATCTTATTTAAATTTAGACTGGACTCCCGTTCCTATTATTCCAAAATTTGTAGACATAGTTGTTAATGGAATGTCTGATAGACTGTTTAAGGTTAAGGCTTATGCTCAGGATGCCTTGTCTCAATCTAAAAGAAACAAGTATCAAAACATGATTGAAGGTCAGATGGCTGCTAAAGATGTTTTAGAGATTGTTCAAAAAAACACAAACTTTGATCCTTTCATAATGAATCCTGATGAATTGCCTGCTTCGGATGAAGAGCTGTCTTTGTATATGAATTTAAATTACAAGCCAGCTATAGAGATTGCAGAAGAAGAGGCTATAGATACAATGTTTGCTGAGAATCACTATGAAGATATTAGAAAAAGATTAGACTACGATCAAATGGTTGTGGGCATGAGTGTGGCAAAGCATGAGTTTCTTCCTGGATCTGGTGTTCAAGTTTCTTACGTAGACCCTGCTAATGTAGTTTATAGTTATACTGAAGACCCTTACTTTAAAGATTGTTTTTATTGGGGAGAAATTAAAACAGTTGCGTTAACTGAGCTTAACAAGATAGACCCTGATCTTACGAATGAAGATTTAGAGAAAATATCTCAATACAGCCAGAGTTGGTATGATTATTATAATACTGCTCAATACTATGAGAACGATATGTTTTATAGGGATACGTGTACGTTAATGTATTTTAATTATAAGACCACTAAAAAGATAGTATATAAAAAGAAAAAATTAGAAGGAGGAGCTTCTAGGATGATAGAAAAGGATGATACTTTTAATCCTCCAGAAGAAATGATTGAAGAAGGAAACTTCGAAAAAATAGAGAAAACAATTGACGTTTGGTATGATGGGGTAATGGTTATGGGAACTAATATTATCCTCAAGTGGGAGCTTGCGGAAAACATGGTGCGTCCCAAGTCTTCCTCTCAGCATGCTATACCAAATTACGTAGCTGTAGCGCCTAGAATGTATAAGGGTGTTATTGAATCTTTAGTAAGGAGAATGATTCCATTTGCAGATTTAATTCAAATGACTCATTTAAAGCTTCAGCAGGTAATAGCTAGAGTAGTCCCTGATGGGGTGTATATAGATGCGGATGGATTAAATGAAGTTGATCTAGGTACTGGAGCGGCTTACAACCCTGAGGATGCATTAAGGTTATATTTTCAAACCGGTAGCGTAATAGGCCGGAGTTATACTCAGGAAGGAGATTATAATCAGGCTAAAGTTCCTATACAGCAGCTCACAAGCAATTCAGGCGCTTCTAAGACACAAATGCTTTTAGCTAACTACAACCACTACTTAGACATGATAAGGGCTGTAACAGGCTTAAATGAAGCGAGAGACGGGTCTGGAGCTAATTCAGACGCTTTAGTTGGTGTTCAGAAGTTAGCAGCGCTAAGTTCAAATACGGCAACTAGACATATACTAGATGGTAGTTTGTATATATACAGGACCTTAGCAGAGGCTTTAACTTATAGGGTTGCAGATATATTAGAATATTCTGATTTTAAAGAAGACTTTATAAATAAAATAGGAAAATACAATGTAAGTATATTAGATGAAATATCTGAACTTTACATTTATGATTTTGGGGTCTTTATTGAGCTTTCGCCAGATGAAGAGCAAAAAGCTTTGTTAGAGCAAAACATTCAGATGGCATTATCTAAAGGAGATATAAACCTAGAGGACGCTATAGACATACGAGAAGTTAAAAACCTTAAGCTAGCTAATCAACTTTTAAAAGTAAAAAGAAGAGCTAAGCAGGAGGCAGATGAAAATAGAGAAATGCAAAAGCAAGCGATGGTTTCTCAGCAGCAATTAAAGTCTCAAGAAATGGCTGGTCAAATGGCTATTCAAAAAATAGAACTAGAGACGCAGGCTAAAATGAAATATAAACAAGCAGAGATTGCTTTTGAAATAGAGAAAAATAAAGCTGAAGCTCAGCTTAAGTCTCAGTTGATGCAACAAGAATTCAATTATAACTTGCAGTTGCAAGGAATGACTGCGGGAGCATTAGCTGATAGAGAGATATCTAGGGAAGATGCTAAGAAAGATAGAATTAGCCAGCAGAATAGCGAGCAGTCTCAGTTAATAAATCAAAGAAAAAATAATTTGCCTCCAAAAAACTTTGAGTCAAATGAAGATTCTTTAGATGGTTTTGACCTGTCTGAGTTCTCGCCAAGGTAGCAAAATGTGCCTTTGTATTTTGCGTAAATTTGTAACTTAAATTAAATTAAATGGAAATAAAAGTAAGAGAAATGTCTGAATTAGACTCAAAGTCTTCTCAGGAAATAGAAAGAGAATTGCTTGAAAAGCACGAACAGCAATTTAGTGACGTGTCAAGTGGTGACGAGGTAGAGGTTGTTTCTGAGCCATTGCCAGATGATACCACCGCAGAAGCTCCTGAAGAGGAAGCTACTGTTGAAGAGGTTGCACAGCAACCTTATGATTTAAAAGAAGAAGATGTTCTTTCATATATAGGAAATAGATACGGTAAGGAAATTAATTCTATAGAAGAATTGATGAGCGAAAGAGAAAAGGCAGAAGAAATGCCAGAAGATGTTGCAGCTTACTTTAAATATAAAAAAGAAACAGGACGAGGAATTAGTGATTTTGTTAAATTACAACAAGACTACACTACAATGAATCCTGATTCTTTGCTAAAAGAGTACCTAACTCTTACGGAAGAAGGTTTGGACGCAGAAGATATTGAATCCTTAATGGAGGACTATTCTTATGACGAAGAGCTTGATGACGAATCGGATGTTAGAAAAACTAAGTTAGCAAAGAAGAAAATTATTGCTAAAGCTAACCGGTTCTTTAAAGAACAGCAAGAGTTATACAAGCAACCGCTTGAGTCAAGTGGAAGTTCTAACGAAGCTAATGAAGAATTGCAGGCTTATAAGCAATATTTAAATACCGCTAAAACTCAACAAGAGGAAGCGAATCGAAAACGGGAATGGTTTGTCAAAAAAAGTGATGAAGTGTTCGGGTCAGAATTTAAAGGTTTTAAGTTCAAGTTAAACGACGAAGAGATTATGTTTTCCCCAGGTGGCGCGTCTGAATTAAAAAAAGCTCAAGAGACCCCCATGAACTTCGTACAGAAGTATATGGATTCTCAAGGACTTTTAAATGATGCAGAAGGCTACCACAGATCTTTAGCAATGGCAATGAATCCTGATAAATTTGCTCAGTTCTTTTTTGAACAGGGTAAATCTAAAGCTACTGAAGACGTTATACGCAAGACTAAGAATATTAACATGTCAGAACGTAAAGCGCCAGAGGTATCTACAAAGGGAGGAATGCAAGTGAAATCTATATCTGAACCATCGGGTAATAGATTAAGAATTAAAAGCGTTAAAAGAACTTAAAAATTAAAAATTATGGCTGGATCAGTTAATACTATCCCAACTTTTGCTCTTACTCCGAGTTCCGAGAGGACTCCGACTACAGAGAATTACATTACTAACTTTGATTTTCTAAATCAATATCTTCCTGACACTTACGAAAAAGAATTCGAGCGTTATGGAAATCGAACTATCTCTTCATTCCTGCGTATGGTAGGTGCTGAGATGCCTACAAATTCTGACCTTATTAAATGGGCTGAACAAGGTAGATTGCATACTAAATATACTCAGGTAGGTACAGCTGCTGTTATTAATGCTGACAATGCTACATTCCAAGTGAATGATGTTATTGACCCAACTACAGCTCAACAAGTTGTAAGAGTCGGTCAGACAATTGCAGTTGTACAGAACGATGGCTCTGGTATAAACAAAGCTGTTGTAACTTCTGTTAACAATGCAGGCGGTGGCGCTGGACAGTTTACTGTTGGTTTCTACGAAGGAACTGGACTTGTTACTGCTGGTACTGGAGTAGGAAACTCTGATGTTACTATATTTGTTTATGGATCGGAATTCAGAAAAGGAACTGCTGGAATGGTAGGATCTCTTGAAGCTAACGACTTTATCTTTGAAAACAAGCCAATTATCTTGAAAGATACTTATACTGTATCTGGATCTGACATGGCTCAAATTGGATGGGTTGAAGTTACAACTGAAAACGGTGCAAACGGATACCTTTGGTATTTGAAATCTGAGCATGAAACAAGACTACGTTTTGACGACTACTTAGAGACTGCAATGATTGAAGCTGTACCCGCTGAACTTAATGGTGGAGCTGCTGCTGCGCTAGGTAATGGAGCTGCTGCAGGAGCACAAGGAGCTGGATCGGATGGAATTTTCTATTCTGTGGCTCAAAGAGGTAACATCTGGAACGGTGGTAACCCAACAACTTTAGCAGATTTTGATTCAATTATTTCTCGTTTAGATAAGCAAGGAGCGATTGAAGAAAACGTTATATTCCTAGACCGTCAATTTGGATTTGACATTGATGATATGTTAGCTGCACAAAACTCTTACGGAGCAGGTGGAACTTCATATGGTCTATTTGACAATGACGAAGAGATGGCGCTAAACTTAGGTTTCTCAGGATTTAGAAGAGGTTATGACTTCTACAAAACTGACTGGAAATACCTTAACGACCCTACTATGAGAGGTGGTCTTCCAACTGGAGCAAACTCAGGACGTGTAAACGGACTACTTGTACCCGCTGGATCAACTAGTGTTTATGACCAAATTCTTGGTAAAAATGCTAAACGTCCTTTCTTACATGTTCGTTACAGAGCTTCTGAAACAGAGGATAGACGTTACAAAACTTGGATTACTGGATCTGCCGGTGGCGCTGCTACTAGTGACATAGATAATATGCAAGTTAATTTCTTGTCTGAAAGAGCTGTATGTACTTTAGGTGCAAACAACTTCTTCTTATTCCAAGAATAGTAGATTACTTTTTAATGGGGGTGTCAAAGCCCCCATTATATTATAAATTTTAAATTAAATCTAAATTATATTAAATGAAAAAGAATACAGTTTTTGTAGACAAACAATACAAGCTAACAAGAGATACACCACCCTTATCTTTAATACTAGCATCTAGGCATACGCAAAGATTTCCTTTATTACATTGGGACGAAGCGACTGGAACTAATCGACCACTTAGATACGCTAGAAATCAAAAAACTCCATTTCAAGATGAACAAGACAACTCTGCTATTTTAGAGCCTGTTGTTTTTGAAAATGGATTCTTAAGTGTTCCTAAAAACAATCAAGTATTACAACAGTTTTTATCTTTACATCCTGGCAACGGACAATTGTTTGTTCAAGTTGACAAGGCTAAGGAAGCTGCTGAAGTTGTAGAGGATTTAAATATGGAAGTAGATGCTTTAATTGAAGCTAGACAATTAACTTTAGAGCAAGTAGAAAACGTATCTAGAGTTATATTTAATACCGACATAACAAAAGTTAGCACTGCTGAGTTAAGGCGAGATATTTTAATATTTGCCAAGACAGATCCTAAAGGGTTTTTACAATTGTTAAAAGATCCAATGCTGAAGCTTAACGCTACAGTTCAATCTTTCTTTGATAAAGGTGTTTTAACTTTAAGAAATGATAAAAAAGAAGTGTGGTTTAATACACCTTCTAATAAAAAGAAAATGCTTAACGTCCCTTATGGAGAAGAGTTTCTTCACATGGCCGTATCTTTCTTTCAGTCGGATAACGGAGTTGAATCTTTTAAACATCTAAAAGAATTAGCAAAAAATTCATAAAAGCCTTGAATAGTTAAAAACATTGCCTATATTTGCATATGTTTTCATAGTTTGTTGATTAAGGTGCTCGCAATAGTGAGTGCCTTTTTTTTGTACCTTTGTTTTTTATTAACATCTAAAATTTTTAACTGATGACAAAATTTTTAAAAGTACGCACAAGCGCTAATGGCGACCTTATAATGCCAGCTGATAAATTCGTTATGGTTTCTACTGGTGGCGGAGGTTTTACCACTACTATAATTAATTATCTAACTACTGGAGCATTTGACACTATTACTTTAACTCATGCTGCAGACACGAATAGTGGTTTTAATATGATAAACTATATTCAAAATCAATTAATTCAAGTTGCTCAAGGTAAATGGACAGAATCTGTTCTAGACATTACTACTGACGCTCCAACCGTAATCTCTAACGTTGTAATCTCATAATCATGATAAAATATTTTTTATACCCACAAACAGGATCTCCTATCCCAGTTTTATTAAACGCTAATAATGTTGAGTCTATTGAGCAAACTTCAACAACCGAAACTTCATTTTTTTATGCTGGAGCAGCGGCTGCTGATAAAGTCACTATTACTCATGCAGCAGATGCATCTGGAGTAGCAGTACAAAATTTCTTTATATCTGCGCTTGGAACTTTAATGAGCACGTCTTATACTAATGCTGCTCCTTTATTAGCGCCTCCAATTGAAATAACAGGATTAACATGGTCTTAACTTTAATATAGTTAATACATAAAAACAAGAGGAGGTCAAAATAATTGACCTCTTTTTTTTTGCTTATCTTTGTACAAAATAAGTAGTAATGATAAACTCTGTACGTAATACAGTTTTAGCGATTATAAACAAAAATAACTACGGCTATATATCCCCTTCAGATTTTAACCTGTTCGCAAAGCAAGCTCAGTTAGATTTGTTTGATGAATATTTTGTTCAATATAATCAGCAAATAAACGAAGAAAACTCCAGAGTATCTGGAACAGGATATGCAGACATTAAGAAAGGATACGAGGAAGTTATTGATTACTTTTCTAAATTTGCTACATTAACACCAAACACAGTAAATGTGTATACTTTGCCAAGTGATTACTATTTAATAAATCAAATATCTTGCTTTACAGGTGGACAACTTCAGGGAGAAGCTGAAAAGGTAAGTTCTAGTAAAATAAATTTATTAAACAAATCTTTACTTACATCACCTTCTAGTCTTTATCCAGCCTATACTCAATCTGGAAATTCAATAACTGTATATCCAAATACTTTTGCTGGCGCACAAGATGTTAAGGCAACATATATTAGATACCCTTTAGACCCTAAGTGGACTTTTACAACCATATCTAATGGAAGCCCTATTTTTGATCAAAGTCAGTCTGATTATCAAGACTTTGAATTGCCTTTAGACGACTCAAATGATTTGGTAGCAAAGATATTACAATACGCTGGAATATCAATCAGAGAAGCAGACGTATTTAAGTTTGGGCAGATTGAAGAACAGTCTCAAAATCAACAACAATAGCTATGGCATATATAAATCAAAAAAAGTATTATACCAACGACGGCAACAACCCTACTGACTCTAACTGGGGTTCGTACCAGTACGTTAGCTTAGACGATATAGTCACAAATTTCTTGTTGATGTACGATGGAAACCATTCCTTAGTTAATAACGAGAATAGATATAAAATATTGTTTCACGCAAAGCGTGGAATTCAAGAATTAAATTACGACGCATTTAAAGAAATAAAATCTTTAGAGCTTACAGTCTTTGATGATCTTAAATTTGTATTACCCTCTGACTATGTCAACTGGGTTAAGCTGTCGCTATTTAAAGACGGTGTAGTGAGAGATCTCACCGAAAACATACAAGTTCAGTCTGCAGTGTCTTATATTCAAACAGCGAGCTCTACGTTTACCTATAAGGCCGATGGTGTTACTGTTGAAGAAGAAACCTCTAGTATAGATGCCAAGAGATTAGACGGAAGTTTGCAGAGTATATACTTAAATGACGTTGTTGATGAAGATATTGATCCAAACGTTAATAATTACGATTCAGATATTAACAACTCTAGGATCGGAGCTAGGTATGGTTTAAATACAGAAACAGCAAACATTAATCCTACGTTTACAATAGATAAAAAATCCGGAGTAATAAACTTTGATTCTACTATGGCAAATCAAAGCTGTATTCTGCAGTATATATCTGATGGTATGGAAAACGGAAATAATTCTTTAATCACTCTTAATAAAATGTTTGAAGAGTATATCTACGCTTACATAAGTTATGCTGTTTTAAATAGCAAGTTTGGAGTTCAAGAATATATTATAAATAGAGCTAGAAAAGATAAAGCAGCTTTATTAAGAAATGCAAAAATTAGATTAAGCAATATTCACCCAAGTAGACTCTTAATGAGCATGAGGGGGCAGAACAAGTGGATAAAATAAAATGGCAAAAACTCAAAGAAATTTTGTTAAAGGGCGGATGAACAAAAGCCTTGATGAAAGGCTTCTACCTAATGGTGAATATGAAGACGCATTAAATGTAAGGCTAGGTTCTACAGAAGACTCTGAGATTGGTACTGTTGAAAACTCAAAGGGAAACACTCAGCTTACAGCGTTAATTTATAAAGATGAAATTAGATTAAGCGCAGAAGCGAAGACTATAGGAGCTTATGAGGATGGTGCTAATGAGACTATATATTGGTTTGTTCATGACCCAGCTTTTACTTCAGGAGAAACTGGTAGATTAGATTTAATTGTTTCTTTTAACACTACAACCGGAAGAGCAACCTATCACGTTGTTAGTATAGATGACGGAAGTGGTATAGTTACGACTCTTAACTTCGATCCAAAATATTTAATAACAGGCGTAAATTTAGTTGGAGATTTATTGTTTTTTACAGACAATTTGAATCCCCCTAGGTTTATAAATGTTATAAGAAACTATCCAATTCCTAGCGCTTCTAATGTAGACGGCTTTACAGCTGAGAGTATTTTGGTTATAAAAAAACCACCAATCGCCGCTCCAACAATAGCTCCTTTTGTCAACGCCTCACAAAATAATTTTTTAGAAAATAAATTTATTTGTTTTGCTTATCGCTATGAGTATCAAAACGGACAATTTTCTGCAGTATCTCAGTTTAGTGACCCAGCTTTTTTATCTAAATCTTTTTCTTTTAGTTATAATACTTTTCTTAACGAAGGGATGACTAATTCTGCAAATGCTGTTTCAATAACATACAACACGGGAGGTCCTTTAGTTACTGGAATTGAATTGTTATTTAAAGAAATGAATGACCCTACTATTAAAGTAATAGAGAGGATTAATAAAGATGAGGCTGGATTACAGCCCGACAACGACCAAGTATATGTTTTTGATAATCAAAAAATATTTACTGTACTTCCTGAATATGAAATACTAAGGCTTTACGATAATGTCCCTATAACCGCTAAGGCTCAAACTTTAATGGGGAATAGGATTGTTTATGGAAATTATGTAGAGGGATACAATTTAGAAGATAGGTTTGGAGCTCCTTTAAATCTTTCATTTGAAGCCAACTTAAAGACTTTAGACATAGACCTGTCTACTGTACCTGACTCAACTAATAGCGGAGAATACCGTCTTGATGGTAGTTCAGAAAATATTCCTGCATCTATATTTAATATAGATCTAACGGCTTTTGATAATCCAGAGTCTTTAAAGACTGGTGCTAACATATCTTTTAATTTTACATTTGAACACTCTTCTTTTAATGGAATAGGAGTTAACACTGATTTTCCTGATGCCACAACCACAGCCACAAGTATTTCTTTTGTTTATATATTAGCTCAAGACTTTACCTCAGTACATGATTTAGTAATTAGTAATGATTTTGTATCAAGAGTCGGTACTGCAGCAACAATAAAAACTGTTGCTAATTCATGCGACGGAACAACACTTACTGATCAATTCAACTGTCTTATACCTGCCCTTCTTGGATCTTACGAAAAAGTAGCTAGCGGAATATCGGAAATAGATCAACCTATTACTATTACTTCAAGCCCAAACTCTGGGGTCGTAGGATTTCAGATTGTGGCTATGAGATTTAGAAATCCAACAGGGCCTAAATTTTTAACCGAATACTATACTATATTAAGCGGATCTGCTTCATATCAAAAAATAAACAACGCCTTTAGTCTTCATAGCAATAGAGGGTACGAGCTAGGCATGGTTTACATGGATGAATTTAATAGATCTTCTACAGCTTTAGTAAGTCCTGAAAACACAATACACATTCCTTGCGCTAACTCAGCTTTGCTTAATACTATACAAGCTACAATACCTGGGGGCATTTCAGCGCAAACAGCTCCTGATTGGGCAAAAAGATATAAGTTTGTAATTAAACCTAGTAAAAGCACGTATGAAACGATTTACACAAATGAGTTTTATAACGATCCTGAAGACAATTATGTTTACTTTCTTTTAGAAGGTGAAAACGCAAACAAGGTTGAAGCGGGAGATCGATTAATTGTTAAAAGAGACTCTCAAGGGCCAAGAACTAATTGTACTTACACTACGGTTTTAGAAAAAGAATCTAAGGCTGCTGATTTTTTAACTATTGAAAACCCCTTAAACCCTGGTCAGACTCCGCAGGATAATATTTCTATTCAGTCTGGGGTATACATGAAGCTTAGCCCTAATAACTTTATAGCTAACAACAATGAGACACCTGGGGGAGATGTTTTTGAACCAGGGTTTCTTACGGAAAAAGGTGATTTAAGCGGAAATAATCCTGGCTCATATGCGATGAACGCATATCCTGTTAACATTTCTGATGCTGCAAGCCCCGCTGATTATGTAGATGTTACTGTTCCGGGCGGTAGTTTTTCTACAATGTATTTTAGACTTGCAAGAGGGAGGGCGGGAACATATTCTGGCGCTTGCGATGGCAGAGAGTATGTTTTAGAAATAGAAAATAGAGCAAGTGCTGACTACAATAATTTTAAAGATTATTGGGATGGAGAGAATTTAGGAGACTTAATAGATACTGGGGTATCGGATTTTTCAAATGACCGCGCACCTGCATTTAAAAACTTTTATGTTTCCACACTATTAACTGAAGCTAGAAACCCTTTAATAACTGATTTCACAACTGCGGCTAATTTTAATATTTGGCAGTTTTTTAGAAACAGTATTACAAATCAATTGTTTCTAGTAACAGTTGGAGGGCCTGGATGTGAACGCTACAATGCCCTTTTTACTGGAAGTAGATTTCATGCAGAAACAGAGATTGTTGTAGATAGGTCAGACGGAACTATTGTTTTTGAAACTTTGCCTACTGATGCTTTGCCTGATGTGTGGTATGAAAATGATTTATCTTTTCCTATTGACGATTTAGGTCAGCACAGCGGCAACGTTCAAGATCAAATAATTAATTTTGAAACCACAGGGGCAACAGCGACTCAAGATGCAATAATAGACACGGGATTTTATGACTGCATTTCTTTTGGAAATGGTGTTGAGAGTTATAAGATGAGAGACTCTATTAACGGAAAAGCTTTAACTTACGGGAACAGAGTAACAAGTACTTCTGCTGAGTTATACAAGGAAGCCAATAGATTCGCAGACTTAACTTATAGCGGAATATTTAATGACGAATCTAATGTTAATAAGCTAAACGAATTCAACTTAGGTTTATTAAATTTTAAACCACTTGAAGAGTCTTACGGTCCTATAGAAAAGTTAGACGGAAGACGTACAGATATATTAGTCTTACAAGAAGATAAAATATCTTATGTATTAGTGGAGAAGGATCTTCTTTCTGATGCGTCTGGTGGTGGAGCTTTAACCTCTGTACCTCAGGTTTTGGGAACTCAAATTGCTAGATCTGAAGAATATGGCATAAGTAATAATCCAGAGAGTTATACGAGATATGGAGTAGATAGATTTTTTACAGATCAAAAAAGAGGAGCTGTTATTCAGCTTAGAGGAAGTAGCGCTCAAAATGATCAGCTTCAAGTTATCTCTCAGTTTGGAATGAGAGGTTGGTTTAGAGACTTTTTTATTGACACTGTTTCTAATCAAAAGTTAGGAGGGTTTGATCCTTACATGAACGAATATGTGTTAGCTTCAACGGGTCAAAGTTTAGCGCCTATAGAAATTCCTTGTTTGGCTGGAGGATCTGTTGAAAACATAACGATTACTCCAGGTGAAGAAATAACTTATTGCGTTGACGTAGGTCAAGATGTGGGAATTGTTGACGTAGACTTTACCATTCCCCCAGGGAATTCAGGAAATGAATATACGATTGACGCCTTGTACAATGGATCTAGAGTGTCTAGTGGAAGACAAGCTTCTAGCGGTAGAATAAGTGTTTCCAAAGGACAAACTGATCCATCTGAGGTTACTATAATAGCATCAACAACAGCAACAAGTCCTGATACAATACAGATTAAAGTAAGTAATGTTCAGAAAAAACCATTAAATCTGTACAGCATTGCGCTAACAAGTAGCGGAGAAGCCGGAGAGTTTATTCACAACCAATATGCTTGGACTGACGGAGCGTTTAGATCTCCTCTTCATTCAAATTTAGTTTCAATTGGAAACGATCCTGCTAATCCTTCAGTATCTCAATACACTAAAGTCAGTGGTCCTCAGGGTAGCGGAATAGTTCCTACTGAAGGAGCTGCGGTTACCATGATAAGCAATAATATTGAATCAGATAATTTTAATTTTAACCCCTTAAACAACACCTTTCAGTACCTAAGAACTCCTGTTTTATACGGTAATAGCGCTGCAGATGTATTAGCTTTAAAGGCCGCAGCAACTTTAGCAACGCCTACAGTTGTTACTCCCGGAAACCCTAATAGATACTCTGCTGATTTTATAATGCCAGGTGGATCTGATAATGATAATCTTTATTTGCTTTGGGATTACAGAAACGCTACTTCAGCAGTTCTTTGTCAAGAAAACACATTAAGAGATGCGTGTTGTGTTTGCGAAATTAATCCTAGCAAAAATTGTGAAGAAGGGGTATCTTACTCTGGCGTTTCTCAATATCCTTCTACTACAATAATAAATTTAGGATCAGACATAGGAAGTGTTTCTTTACAATTTAATGCATCAGATTCTCCTGACAGATTTACAGTAGAGTTCGATGGAGTTGTTGTAATAGACACTGGATACAGAGGGAATCCGATTTATCAAGGACAACTTAATACTGCTTTAGCTGCTTTAGGTGCAGCTCCAGCTAGAATAACGCCACCGGATAGTGGATCGGTTTCGTTTACGAAGTCTAATGCATTTCCTACCGCAATATTAAAGGTTTATTCTCCTTTAGATCCTGCGGCTTGGACTGCTATAGTTAGTTGTGTTAGTGCAGTAACACCTGTGCCTACAGCGACGCCTACGCCTACTCCAACGGCATTACCGATAACGCCTACACCGACGGCAGCAACGCCAACTCCTACAGCAACTCCTGCAGGACAAACGCCAACTCCAACTCCTGTACCAACAGCGACTCCTACGAGTACCCCAGCTACACCGACACCGAGTCCTACAGCTGCTACTCCTGTACCGGCAACGCCTACACCAACGGCAGTGCCCGTAACACCTACTCCAACCGCTACACCGCTTAGTTTATTTGGAATAGATGCTCTTTTGACTGTTTTCTCTAGTAGTAGTGACGCGTGTGATGAAGGAGTGAGTGGCACTAATCAAATTTTTACAGCAACAAATGGAGTTATTTTACCCGAACCTGGAGCTCAATTGTATACCACCTCTTCTGGCGGAGTTTGGACTTACGGAGCAGGCTACATGGCAATAGATGAGCCAGGTTCATCCGATCCATCTTATGTACAATTCAATTCTAGCGGGGTTACAATAGATTCAGGAATTTGTTAACTTTGCAGTAATAAAAAATTAATGGGACGAGGAACTTTTTATTTTGACGCAGCTACTTTTGAGAACGCTGTTGCGGTTTTTACTAACAGTGGCTTAACTAATTGTGCGCCAGATGGATATTATTCTGATGGAATAAATGTTCGTCGTCAAGTAAATTGTGTTTTATTGGCTTTAGAAGCTTGTCCAGATTGTACAGCTGAAACACCAACACCAACTGCTACACCAACGCAAACACCTACTCCCACAGCTGCAACGCCTACTCCTACAGTAACTTTTGCAACACCTACCCCTACAGCTGCAACACCCACCCCTACAGCTGCAACACCGAGTCCAGTGCCTCCAACACCGACTCCCACGTCAGTGCCTTCAGGATTCTATTATGAGTTAGAGCCTTGCTTAACACCAGGTGGTGTAGTTGTAGACGCATGTTATATATACGAAACATCATCTCCACTAGCATATCAGCAATATTTAAATTCCAATAATGGTCTTTACTATTACTATAACATTGATACGTCTTCAGTTATTATAACTGTTCAAGCTGTAGCAGCTGGTAATAGATATTTTGTAGATGGTACACAGCAATCTAATATTAATTTAATACCAGGGGCAACTTATTTAATTGATCAAAGCAACGCTTCAAACGACGGTCATCCTCTTATATTAAGCACTACAACGCCATCGCAAACAGAATATTCTACAGGAGTAGTTTATTTATTAGATAATGTGGTTACTACATATGCAAATTACATAAACACAACTATTTTTAATGCCGCAACTACAAGGCAGTTAAGAGTAACGCTTGAACTAACAGCGCCTACTTTATATTATGTATGTGCTATACATCAAAACATGGGTGCAGATATTTCGCGTAACGCTGGCTTAATAAGCGTTGATCAAGATTTAGTTTGTACTGGAAACATGGAATTAAACCCTGGTGTTATAAACTGTCCTCCAGTTTCTGAAACAACAAAATACAGTCTTCAGGATTGTGATACTTTGCTTGACAATTTCTACAGTGAAACTACTCAAAACTTTGTTGTCGGATCTAGAGTAAAGGATGACCTTACGGGCAATGTTTTTAACGTGACTGGTATAATTACAGACACTTCTGGACTTGGAAACGTGGGAAGTATAACTTGTTTGGATTCAAATGGTTTAACGCCTGACGATATTGGATTTACTTTTTGCACAACTGGATGTCCTCCCGCTATAACAGCTACACCTACGCCTACTGCTGTTACTCCTACACCTACCGTAACTCCGACTGCGACAGTAACACCAACGCCCACAGGGACGCCTTTAACTCCGACACCCACTCCAACATCTTCGGCGGCAACTCCGACACCAACACCTACCGTAACTCCGACACCCACGCAAACAGGAACACCAACGCCTACTCCAACGGTAACGGCTGCTACACCAACCCCTACAGGAACTCCTACAGCTACACCTACACCTACACCGACAAGCACACCTACGCAGACCCCTACAGGAACTCCTACAGCTACACCGACTGGTACACCAACACCTACCGCAACATCAGCCACACCTACACCGACAGTTACGGCTACGCCTACACCAACGGGGACACCTACTGCTACACCTACTGTAACGCCTACGGTTTACGCTTTAAACCATGCTTTACCTCAATCATCTAAAGGTGCGTCTTGTGGAACAGTGTCAGATCAAGGGATACTATACACAACTAGAAGTAGAGGAGTTGATATTGAAGTAGGGGATACAATATATGCTAATTCTTCACTTACTATAACTTTTAATGGAGGAAACAATTACTATGGAGTTGCTACATCAACAGGAGATGTTACGGAACAAGAAACAAGAATTCAGACAAATGGTTTAGTGGTAGAGTCAGAGTCTTGCATATTCCCAACGGCTACGCCGACATCTACTCCTACGCCGACAGTTACGGCTACGCCTACTCCAACAGCAACCCCTACCGCTACACCTACCGCAACCGCTACACCAACAGCAACCCCTACTGCTACTGCGACACCAACCGCGACACCAGCTACGCCTACACCAACTGCTACAGGGACTCCTACGCCGACTCCTGATGGACCAACACCAACGCCAACTGCAGTTACTCCTACTCCTACTCCTAGTGCTACTCCAACTGCTACGCCGACATCAACACCAGCTACACCGACACCAACTGCTACACCAACGCCAACTGCTACAGGGACTCCTACGCCGACTCCTGATGGACCGACACCTACACCGACTGCCACACCTACAGTTACCCCCGTAACACCAACTCCGACAGCTACGCCTACGGCCACACCAACAGTTACCCCTGTAACACCAACACCGGTAACGCCTACTCCTGTAACGCCAACTGCGACAGCTACTCCGACTGCTACTCCGACTGCTACGCCTACAGCTACTCCAACGCAGACTCCAACGCAAACTCCAACGCAGACTCCTACAGCTACACCAACACAAACGCCCGCTACGCCGACGCCTACTGCTACGCCCGCTACGCCGACGCCTACTGCTACGCCTCCAACGCCGACGCCTCCAACGCCGACGCCTCCAACTCCGACGCCTGCTACTCCGACGCCGACGGCTACACCTACACAGACGCCTACACAGACGCCTACACAGACGCCTACACAGACGCCTACACAAACGCCAACGGCTACGCCGACTCCAACGCCTACGGCTACGCCACTGCCCAACTTGTACTACGTAGAGAGAAGTTCTTCTCCAGGTAGCTGTGGTGATTTGCAAAATTCTACTTACTACTGGGCAGATCCAACAGCTGCAGGGCTTAGACCAAATGGATCTATTGCTGAATTTATTGCACCTTCAGGAACTCAGGTATATGCAGATGCTAATTACGGTTCTTATTATTCAACAGGTGGAACTTATTCAATAACTCAGCCATCAACGGGTGATGACTATGAGCAGCCTATAACTAATGTAGGAATTGTTGGTTCTGACAGCTCATGTTAGGGGTTAGTTAAATTTTACTACCTTTGAAATAAGATAATTAAATTTAATTCAATTGGAAACTATTTTTGTACAAATTGCGAGCTATCGTGATCCAGAACTATTACCCACAATAAAAGATTTACTGTTAAAAGCTGATAACCCTGACGCTCTAACTATATGTATTGCCCATCAGCATAGTAAAGAAGATGAGTGGGATACGTTAGAGAAATACGCTAATGACGGAAGGTTTATAATAATAGATATTCCACACGAAGAGTCTAATGGAGCGTGTTGGGCTAGGAATCAAATTCAACAACATTACGATAATCAAACGTATACACTACAATTAGATTCTCACCATAGATTTGTAGACGGATGGGATACCATCTCTATAGATATGCTAAAGTCTTTACAAAAAAAAGGACACCCTAAGCCTTTGTTGACAGGGTACATACCTTCTTATGATCCAACCAACGATCCTAAGGGAAGGCATGATAAACCTTGGGGTATGTCTTTTGATAGGTTTACACCAGAGGGCGTGGTTTTCTTTATGCCTTATCATATGGATAACAGCGTAAAAGAACCTGTTTTAGCTAGGTTTTATTCAGCTCATTTTGCATTCACCTTAGGGGAGTTTTGTAACGAGGTTCAGCATGACCCTTCTTTTTACTTTCACGGAGAAGAAATTACTATAGGCGTTAGAGCATTTACTTGTGGATATGATCTGTTTCATCCGCATAAAATTATTGCTTGGCATGAATATACTAGAGAAGGTAGAACTAAACATTGGGACGATAGTTCTGATTGGGGAAAAAGAAATACTAGGACTCACAAAAAAACTAGACAACTACTAGGTATTGATGGCGAGATTTGTTCTCCTTGTAATAAAAAATCTTTTGTCGGATACGATATAGGATCAGAGAGAAGTATAAATGACTATGAGATTTACTCAGGTATTAGGTTTAAAGATAGAGCTATTACTAATAGTTGTGTAAAAAACTTATTACCTCCTGGTAATAAAGACCAAGAGTATATGCCAAAATTCAAGCACGCAATAGATTTAAATAAAAGTTTGTTTCCAGAAAGAGATTATGACTTCGTGGTATTAGCTTTTGAAGACAAAAATGGAGAGGCTATACATAGAAGAGATATAACTAAGGATGAGATAGCATCTCATTTAAAGGCCTCTAGCGAGTCTTTTACGGTATGGAGAGAGTATAATGGACCTAGACCCTACCAATGGGTTATATGGCCTTACAGCGCCTCTAAAGGGTGGACAGATAGAAAGGTTGTTGTTTTATGATACCAAAGATTATACATCAAACTTTTGAAACAAAGTTTACTCCTCCAGGAATGTCTAGAGCTAGAGGAAGTTGGTCTGCTAATAATCCAGAGTATGTATATAAGTTCTACGAAGCTACAGATAGGATAGATTTTATTAAAAATAATTTTCCTGTTAGCGTATTAAAAGCTTATCACGATATAATACCAGGGGCATTTAAAGCTGATCTATTTAGATACTGTGTTTTATATATAGAGGGAGGGGTTTATGCAGATTCCGACACCACCTGCCTTACGCCTTTAGATGAATACATAAATAAAGACACTAGCCTTTTAGTAGTCAGGGATGACCCCATGGCAAAGAAGTGGTTGGCAAATGCATTTATAGCAACTAGGCCAAAAGAGGGTATATTCTTAGATGCCATAAACAGATGTGTAGAAAATATAAAGAGCAGAAAGGAAATGTTTTATTTAGACTATACAGGCCCTGGCCTTCTAGGCAAGTGTGTAAACAGAAGATTAAACAGGGAGATTGAAACGGAATATGAGTTAGGAAGTCAAGATATAAATGGTTTAAAATTTAAAATACTAAAACACGACTTTACAAGCACTGAATTTAAATACAACGACAAGCCTGTTATACACGTAGAGTATCCTACCTACAGAGAGGAGATGAAGGAGCTAAACAATAAACCTTTCTATCATTACGTTCAAAACAATATTATATTTAAAAAGATTCCAAATAAAATAATATACACCACTTACGACGCTCTAGATGTAAACAGTTACATGGTGGATTCTTTTACTAAATTAAATCCTGAATATGATTTAGTTTACTTCAATCAACAAAAAGTAGATGAGTGGTTTAAAAAAAGCATATACAACGAAGCTTATCTAAAACTAAAAGAACGCGGTGAGAAATCAGACTTCTTTAGATATTGTTATTTATGGGAGAATGGCGGAGTGTATGTAGATGCAGACATATATTGCAATCAGCCTTTAAGGAATTGGATTAACCATCAAGACCTTATAGTTGGCCTAGAAGCAGAAACAGACTCTGAAGATCCTATGTTTAAAGGCATAGGAATTAAAGTAGGAAACAAAATGTTAAGCGTTTGTAACTGGGCAATTGCCTCAGCACCAAAACAACAACCTATTGGTCGTTTAATTGATGACATAATAAACAATCCAACCTCTGGAGTTTTACAGAATACAGGACCTGGAAGATTTACAAAACATATCATAAATTATTTTGGAGATAAAAGGTCTATTGATAACTGTATGTTATTGCCTATCAACGCTTTAGGATCTAATCAATCTCATAGCGGATCGTTTAAAAGCAACAGGCCGTTTGAAGTAGATAGATCAGATGTTTATTTAACACATATGTTTGCGGGTAGCTGGAGAGGGAATCAGAAAAGAAAATCAATCAATCTAATTCCAAAAGAAGTAAAGCCATCGGTAAGCCACAACATAACAATTTCAAAAGATAAAGATGGATACATTGGTGTTGCTAGGTATGACGTAGACACAGCTAGGACTGAGTTTATGAAAAAACTCGGAAGCTCTACTAGCTTATTAGAGTACAAGTTTGACAAAAGGTTTAATATTGTTTCAAAAGAAATAAAAAATATACAAGGAGCAAATCAATCTTATAAATTTGAAGACTATAGAGAATTTAAACATAAAGGCACAAGCTATTATTGCGTGGCATATTTAGATAAAAAGTTCAACACTTACATGGGTGTCTTAGATTCTAAATATAATTTCCTAGGAAGAATAAACATCGACCGAAACCATAAGATGAGTTTTGGTATAGGTGGTGTGGTGGCGTGGGAGAAAAATTGGTTGTTCTTTGAAAAAGAAAACGAACTTTACTTTATCTACTCTACAACTCCAAACTTAATAATTTATAAGTGTAAAGATTTTAGCACATTGTCTTTTGAGGTTTACAGCAACACTCCAAACGTTTATGAATCAGCGCTACCTAAAGATCAACTTTACTTTTCATCAAACACCTCTACGGGAGGATCTACTAATCCCATATATGATTCTCAAAACAACTGCTACGTATATTTAATTCACACAAAAATATATAAAGAAAGAGGCTACAATCATTTTGCAGTTTCTCTAGACAAAGACTTAAATATAATGAACATAAATCCTATTCCATTTATAGGATACAAGATTGGATATGCTTTGATGTTTATAACTACAATGATTGAAAACAAAGATCATTACGTTATTTGCGGAGGAATAGAAGACAATCAAAACTTCATCTGGGAGATACCCAAGTCTAGACTATCTATTTAATACATTAAGAATAAAATCGTAATTTTGTAGTTACAATATTTATATATGAGTTACTACACATGTGGCACTAGAGCAAACTCTGGATTTAGCGGCGGGGAAATATACAAGGGAGGTGACGGCGTGAGATATAGGGTTGCGTCAAGAAAAACTATAAATGTCCCAAACAACCTACAAGAAGTTCAAGCAACTATAGAGGTTACTAAGTATGGCGGCCCAGAAAGTGTTTTAGCAATGGGAGTTGTTTTAAACAGCGCGGGGGGTGAAGCCTTTAGATTTTATCCAGCCTTTGCTGGAGCTGAAGTTTTTGGTTCTGATGCAACAGTAAAAGAGGAAGATTACAGCGCTGGAAGTACGCTAGCTTCTGGAGACTACACTGTAATAAATTTTGAGTTGGTGGATGGCGTCAATTCATACGGTACTTCTATAATATGTATTGAGGGAGAAGAGCAAATTCCTGTTACTCCTGCACCTGAGACTCCTGTTCCAACACCCGAACCAACCACCCCTCCTACTCCGACTCCAGCCACTCCTACTCCAAGTCCCACACCAGTCCCAACGGCTACGCCTATACCACTTAATCCTGTGCCGTCATTAATACTTCCTT